AAAACTGATCAGCAATGTGATTCGGAACGAACGCGAATTCGTCCAGAAAAATAACATTAAAAGACATACCCCTGACGGCACTAGAGCTAGTAGATGCAGCCATGATTTTGCTTCCATTCTCCAGTTCCAGACTACCTCTGTTCCACTGGAGGATACCTTGCTGGAGCCACTTGGGGAGGTTTTCATATGACAGTTGTAATCTCTGCAGCATTTCACGGGAGGTTGCTGCTTTGTTTGCTAGAATTGCGACATTGACGTTCGCATTAAAAAGAACATACCAGAGAAGGTATGAAGTAACGATAGTGGACTTACCAGACTGACGAGGTAACTTGGCAATATTAAATCTGTTGTCGTGAAACTTCCTAGTCATATCGACTTGGAAATCATACATGTCAAAAGGAATCAGACCCTTATCCAAAGAGACAATCTTGATATATGTTTGGATAAAATATACAGGATCCTCAGAACATTTGATATACTCCTGAACTTCCTCAGGAGTAAAGTTTGTAGCAACGTTCGCTTTCTTTAGATTAGGATTACCAAGATATTGTTCAGTCGTACTCATTTTCTATTCCTTACAGGCCAAGTGAATTCCATTCCTAATGTTAGCAGGATTGCAAATCCAAATACAAAGACAGGGGTCATACTAATGTCCCATGCTGTCTGCGAATCTCACGCAACTCTTCAAAATCTTTTTTCTTGGTGCCACCATCATATGCCCATGCATATCCTTCGGTAATCATCAATTCATTTAAGGAGAGATCATCATCTCCCACATACAACCATCCGAGAAGACGACCATACTTGCCGACACCACCAACAAGCTCAGTGCGAATAGTAAGCTCATCGTCCCCACGAAGGGCACCATCCAATTTCTCTTTGAGCCAATTCGTCGCATCTAATCCGAGCTCCTTTTCTTCCTTATCTCGGGTGCGTTTCTCTGGCGTGTCCACGCCAGCAACTCTAACTCTCTCTTTTTTATAAAGGTCAAAACCGAGATCAATTGTGACATCGATCGTATCCCCGTCTACGACTCTATTTATTTTCGTCACTCGGAAGTTGTAACAACTCTTCCTGCTCGGGGGTGTCATGGCTCCCATGTGATTCTCGCTCATCAATGCCTAGTATATAGACGATTACATAGAAAACACCTGCAAGGAGTATTATCAAAGAGATAACAATACTCCAAGTAACATCATTAATATCTTCAAGGGGGCGGAGGAGGAGGTTCATTCCAATCCGATTTCAACTGATTATATCTAGGATTGGTCTTTGCCTCATGATGGCACATTATACTGAATTCATCACAGCACTTGCACCAGGCTCTTCTAGCATCTGGCGCACCCAATGCTTTTTTCGCCATAAGTGTAACCACTCCCTCCAAAGGATTGCACATTCATCACTCTTCTTCTGCAGATGTTTCTCCCGATACATGGCGTGTGAAAGGCTCCCAGTGCTCCCATCCATATTTATGTACGAGATGCATACCAATGATGGGAACAAAGACTAAGAAAAACCCCATGACACCTAGTGCCCATGGGGTTTGCATTACTGATCTAACAAACAGTTGAACGTGTGTCATGCTGGATAATCCCAATCAGTCATAAATTGTGTTTTGTGTGATGGTCCCCACGATCCTTTCGTGTAGAGATAAGGGACAGTCCGAATTGGACAAGAAGTGCCAGTACACAGAAGGTCATCTACGATCCTCCAAGATTCCATTACCTCATCGGCGTGGACAAAGTGTGATTGATCTCCGTTGATAGCATCGTTGAGAAGTTTTTCATAACCATCAACTGCCCTTTCTTCTGGATATGCATGTGTTAATGTTGCACGTTCCAAATCATCTGACAACCCAGGGGACTTAATGTCCATCCGAATATCAAGATGAGGATTAGGCTGTAAACGAATAACGATACGATCGTTGATTTCTCCTTCATATAATTTTAGTGGTGGTGCTTTTAGTTTAATAACAACTTCTACACACCCATAAGGCATACTTTTACCCGTCATTACGTTAAAAGGAACTCCTTCCCAACGCCAGTTATCGACGAATAGAGTACCAGCGAAATAGGTAGGAGTGTTGCTGCTAGGATTAACACCCTCTTCATCACGGTAACCATCGTATTGTCCTAAAATAATGTTCTCGCTTATTCTAGTGGCGGCTAAGACTTTTGTCTTCTCCCTTCTGACTTCTTTTGCTGACATTCTACAGGGTGCTTCCATAGCTATGAGAGCAAGAACCTGTAAAATATGGTTCTGTAACATATCTCTAACTGCACCTGCAGTATCATAGTATTGAGCACGTCCATCACAATCTATAGTTTCAGTTGCAAAGATTTGAATCTCTTCTATGTACTGGCGATTCCAAAGTGGTTCCAGAAGAATATTACTAAACCTAGTAGCAAGTATGCTATTAACAGTATCTTTGCCAAGATAATGATCAATGCGATAGACTTGTTTTTCGCGTAGATGTCGCTCCACCAAAGACTGTAAATGATGAGCAGATTTATAATCGGTCCCAAAAGGTTTCTCAATAACAACACGGGATCTTTCTGGGTCATCTAAACATCCTGCCTCCTTCAGATTTGAAATTGCATCAGCATATCTTTCTGGTGGAACAGAAAGGAAGTAAGTCATATCATCAATATAATCTGGTAAATGTCTGAGTGTTTCCACCATAGACAAATCTGCACATTGATAATCTAAATGATGTAAAAAATCATCGGGATATTCTCCCAATGACTTCTTCCAATCTTCAGTTGTTGGTTCTCTCCTAGCACTACCTACAATTAAAAAATTATCTGGCAAAAGTTCTTTCTGCCAGAGTTTGTATAGTGCTGGAATTAGTTTCTTCTTGCAAAGGTCTCCCGTTGCTCCAAAGATAACAATTCCTCTAGTGAGCGGTTCCGTTTCCATCGTAGTCGTCCGAATCATAATAGTTATTTTCTCCTTTATATCTTCCAAATGCGATGGTGGTACATACAAAGATCGGGGCAATCCATAGTAAGTATTCACCTAACATTGTGTCCCCCAAACATATACCTCATACCATTTAATACCTTGAAGGCGAAAGCGCCCAAACGACGAGATTCAAAACGCTCAAACAACGCCGTAGAAATGACAGGAGTGGGTACACCCAAATCGACAGCGGCATGAACAGTCCAGCGACCCTCACCGCTATCGGAAACCCCTCCATCGAACTTATTAAGCTCAGTATTGCCCCGTAATACATCCGCAGTAAGATCCAATAACCAACTGCCGACCACGCTACCACGACGCCACAACTCAGCCACCTCAGCACAATCAATATCATATTGATAGTCTTCTGGATTCTCCATCGGAGCAACCTCAGCATCGCCCGCTTTAACGTATTTTGCCCCAGCATTAGCTTCATGCAGGATATTAAATCCTTCTGCGTATGCTTGCATGATTCCATACTCAACTCCGTTGTGGACCATCTTCACAAAGTGACCTGCACCTGGTGGTCCACAATGCAACCAACCATGCTCAGCACTTGTTTCATAATAATCTAGAGGGTCAGTCCTGGGAGCACTTCCGATACCTGGTGCGAGTGCCCTAAAGATTGGAGCGCAGGCGGATACTGCAAAATTTGCACCACCAACCATAAGACAGTATCCACGCTCCAAACCAAAAACACCGCCACTAGTGCCACAGTCAATATATGACATGCCCAGTTTAGCCAACCTTTCTGCCCGTCTGCGAGAGTCCTTAAAATTACTATTGCCGTGATCAATAATAATATCTCCCTCACCACAAAACTGTAGTAACTCATTAAGTGTATCCTCTACTGTTTCTGCTGGAACAACCATCATGAAGACACCAGGTGCCTTACCGACCATTCCGTCTTGACTGTGGACTACTTGAACAAGGCTTTCCAAAGAAGTGGTATATCCACTGATATAACCCTTCTCGTATTGTTCCTCAGCTTTTTGAACATTGTTTCTAAATCCATGTACTTCATGTCCTGCTTTGATAAGACGACGGGACATTCCTTCCCCCATCCGTCCTAATCCAATCATTCCAACTTTCATCCTTTTACCTCTTTT